AAATGAAAACGCTTCAACAGCTTTCACTGATTGAAGATTATATCTAAACAAGCGCCGATCTCTTTCAGTGTTACTTGGATTTTCTGTAACATCAGTAGAAGCGTCTGTTTGCCAAATCTGAGAGTGTCCTACACCAATGTAGAAATAGTTGTCAGAATCACCAGGAGTTGTGCCTTGGTTCTCATCAAAGATTTGCTGTGCAAACTGTCTTTTTAATCTATCTGTAATAATTGCTGGCATTGTCTATTTCCTATACGACTGCGTATCCATAACCACCGATAATATTCCAACCATTGGAACCATCCCAAATAAGTTGTACTGTATCTAGTGGATCAAATTCTATACTAGTTCCTTGTGCAAAGGTGGCAGGTGTTAATGTTACTGTTCCAGATCCACCGCCACGTCTTGCAAATATTTTTATTTCGCCGTTAACTGTACCATCTGCTAGTGTAACTGTACCTGAAGAAGATCCTGTCAACGATACGAACCCTACACTAGTATCCGCTGCAGCACTATTAGCTGCAGTTATATAGCTCATAGCAGCTTTGCTTAGTCTTACAGATCCAGTTCCTTTTGAAACCAAGTCTAGATTTATATTTGTATCAGATCCTATTACTTCGATAATAGGTGCTGTACCTGCTGCCTGATCAGATACTTTAACATTGTTTCTGCTAGGACTAAAGGTATCTGTAAAAGATAGTACAGCATTTCCAAGAGAGTCTGCTAAATATTCATGAACTCTAGGTCTTTGTACAACAGGTGAACTTATAGTTTTATTTGTAATAGTTGCTGAGTTGTTATTTAAAACAAGAGTATCGCTATCTGTTAAACTAGGTATATTAAGATTATGATTAGCAGTTAAAGAACCTGCAACAATAGAGTATTTATGACTTGAGTTATCATCAAACATACTCATGTTAAGTAGTGATGGGTTGTTTAGTTGAGCACTATCCAGAGTTTTATTACTCATAGTCTGAATGGCAGTATCTACTAAAACTGTTCCTGATGAATCTGGCAAGTCGATATTAACTTCAACGTTACCACCAACAGCGCCCAATTTAGTACGTGCTGATGTGCCTAAAATATCTAATCCACTGTCTGTAAGTTGTGATGTGCCTACACCTATATTAGATCCACCTAAAACATTGTATAGTTCTGTGAAGTTGGCATTGATCTTTATACCAGTAGTACGTAACGTATCTCCTGTTCTGTCATTCGCAGAAAGACCTGTGTTGATTGTTTGTTTTGCCATAACTTACTCTCTAGCTTGATTTATATTATTTATACATGTTAGAATGGATAATGTGCCGAATCTGCAGCATTATCTGAGTCGAATAATGTTGAGAACTTACCACCATCCATAGTAGATTGTACTGTAATGACACCATCTGAATCTTGGTCCATAGTAAGAACCAAGCCATTTGCTGAGTCATCCATAAATGTACCTGAAAGACCTAAGATGTTATAAGCATTTCTATCAGCATCCAAGTCTTGGATTGGAATATCACCAAGGTCTCTGAACTCAGTTCCTGTTGCGAAACGTCTAATGCCTGTGGCACTGTCTGCTAAAAGAAGTGTCATAGAAGTTTCCGCTTGCATACTCATTGCAGCGATTTCTTCAGAAACAAATTGTTCTGTGATTGGATCACCGATCTCATCTTGATCAATAGAAAGACCTATATCGTTAACAAGTTCTAGTAATAGCTCTGAACCAAGATAGACCCCTGCAGGATGAACAAATAGTTTGTATGTGTCAACCCATTCTTTAAGAGGAAGACCAATCCTAATCAAAACAGACATAACTTGATATAGTTTATCGTCAGTAATAAACTTACGTGACTCAGGACCAATAACAGAAGCAAACTCTTTTATTTGCTGTCCACCAGTATTAATGCTATCTTGTTCATAGTCGATTGCTGGCCCGACTTTGAATATACTTTCTTTAGGGTATAGTATCTGTGGATCTTCACCAAAAAATCCTCTAAAGAACTGCTCAATACTATACTTAGTACCTTTAGATCTGTAGAGAGTGTTAGAAAACTTAATAGCTTCTCTTTTATTTAAGAACCCACCAAAGTATGCTTGACCTAGAAGAAGTTCATCTTCAAGATATTGCAATAACTTATCAGGAACTTGTGTAGCATCTCTAGAAGAATATAATCTCTTTATTTGACCAGATGGGTTGTCTGCAGAATCCATAAACTCATAATACGCTTCAAATAAAGATTTAATATTCGGAAAATCTTCTTTGAAATATTCTGGCAGTACGTTATCAATCTCATTCTTAAAGAGATTTAAGTCTGTGCGATTATTGTCTAGTAATGTTTTATCTTGCTTTGACATTAGTTTGTGGCACTTACAGTTACAGCAGTTGTGGTTGATCTATCAGTATCAAAGTTTAAAATCTCATTTCTTGTAGGAGCTAATGCACTTTGATTAGCTGGCACAGCAGCTAGTTTGATAAATGTTAGTCCTGCAGATATACTTGTCGGGTTAAAATAGTTGACGGTAACTACTCCTGTTACAGGATTGAAGTTGCCAATGTTATCTATTATCACAGCATTACCTGCAACAGAAACAACTTGAATGACATTAGAACTTAGTTTATTTCTAAGAACACAGGTTTGTGCCTGAAAGGTAAACTCATTACTAGTAATAATATACTCATCGTCATCAGGCGCAGCAATAGCTACAGGATATTGCAACTGTTGACTAATAGAGACTTTTGTTGCAGAAAGGTTTGATCTAATGACGGTAGTATTCTCACCAGATAAACTATTCAACACCATGAAGTTTGCAGCGTCATTGTATCTTTGACTTACAACTAAATCGACAATCTTATTAATATCATCAACAGACGTAGAATCAACATCTAAAAGTAAACTGTTAATAACAGAAATCAAAGTAGGTGCTGTGGGAGTAAACCTCTGCTGCATTCTAATATTTGCTCTAGAAGACAGAATAGAAGTAGAAGATTCATCTACAAGAGATAAGACATTTGATTTTCTAAAGGCTTGTTTAAATCCACCAGTGTTATTAGCAAAGTACGAAGATATTGTAGTATTAACTTGATCCTGAACAGCATTTAAAGTTAAGTCTGTAAGTTTAGGGTTGAACTGGAAGAAAGTATCTATTTCAATAAATGTTTCTATTGGATCGATAAATCTGATGTTGAATGATACTATAGAAAGTTGTGCTGCTAACTCTCGTATCGCTTGTTTAGTACTTGCAATTGTAGCCGCAGTTACATCATCTTCAAATAAGATTGATATGTATACTGCACCAAACTCAGGTTCCACCGCTTCTTCGCCGCCCCATGATGCAATGTCTTCAATAAGTGTGGAATAACTTTGTAGGATTAGAGATGAATAGTCTTCTGCAGTAACCATGCGGTTCTGAGTAGCATATTGGAAAGGAGCATTCTTACGAATAGATTCGATAGTTTCCTTTTCATCGCCACCAATAGAGTTGACATATGTTATTACATTTATATCAGAGGTTATAACTCCTGATGTGAACTGAGAAACAGGGGTGAATACAGTAGCATTATTGGCAGTTTTTCCCTTTACCGATAGATACTCAACCTCAATACGATTACCTGCTTGTGGTGCTATCCCAAATGTCTCACCATCACCAAAGGATAGCTCAAAATATCCATTAGGAGATTCTTTTAGAATGTAAATAGTAGAGTTAGAACTAATAGATGTGGCGTTTACGATATTTTGATACGTGGTAAAATCTATTGAGGTAGCACTACTATAGACTTTTATGGTAACAGTATCAGCGTCTAGAGTTCCATCAGGAATAACATACACAGGATTATCTTCATACTCACCAACTAAAAATGTTTTAGTTTTTAGTGTTCCTTCAAAAATAGAAATACGATTAGAACCCTCATTAGTTTTAAACTCATAAAATCCTGTTCCATCATCAGTTGCCGTAAACGACTCTACGGTTTGAAACGTGTAGGACACATCGTCAACATTTGAGGTGAACTGGGTATATGCAGGTAAGGATACTGTTTGCTCACGTCCTGCTGCAGTAGTATTAAACGTAAGTCTAACTTTTGCCTGTGCTGCAGTATCTGTATCAGGAACATACCCAATACCTTCAGATAGTGATACAACTGAACTTCTCAACTGTGCGGTTGGGAGATACGACTCGTTTAAAGCAAAGTTTGCAATCAAAGCATTTAAGTGCGTGTTATATGCCAACACATCAAGAATATTTGACAATCCTGATGCCTCAAAGTTATAGTCTTTGAATTCGTCTTTATTAGCAAGATAGTCTTTTAGATTACTCTTGATATTATTAAAGTCTAAGGCTGATGATTTAATCGTTGTTGCCATTTTATCTTAACCTTGATAATGAAGTTGTGAATGTTACAACTTCTTCTGTGTTTATAACCTGAAACTCTATGTAGATACTTATAGAGTTTCTTTCCTCTTGATAGCTTACCGACACTTCTCTTACAATCGCTCTTGGTTCATAAGCATTGATAGCTCTTATTATATTTTCACGTGTTTCTTCTTCAACATCATCGTCAGCAAGTTCAAATAGAAGTGCTCTTATATTACCACCATAAAAAGGTTCAAACGGCTTTTCGAAATAGTCTGTCAAAATAAGATTTTTTACGGCTTGCTTTACAGCAGCCGCTTCTTTTTTAACAAATATTTCTCCATTTGGTTTAGCAGTGAAAGACAGATCTATATCTCTGTATTCTTTACGTCTACCACCGATTAAAGTAGATTGACTAAGATTACCATCTTCTTTTGCTAATACTCTAGTTGTTGCCATTAGGTCTTCTCTATTTTACTGTTATTTATAATGATTTTGCGAAGGAAACATCAAAACCTGCGTTCCAAGTTCCTGCAGATCCTGCACCACCCTGTCTCCATGTACTCTCATCATAATGAATAAACGAAGGATAACCACCAATACCGGGACGTATTCCTTTCGCTTTGGCATTACGCACAAGAATGCGAATGTAACGTTGATACAATGAAGAGTTTTGTGATGGGTTGATTCTCTTTCCTGCCAACAATAAGAAGTGATCTGCAGCTTCTCCTTTTGGATGGTTTTGAGTTCCAGTATCTCTTTTAGCCCTACCACCATTTGAAGTTATCTGTGCAGTATATTCCTGACCAAGTTCACGAACAGCAGACGCAATAGCATCAACAATATTTTGATTAGGCCAATTTATTCGGTCTGGTCCTCTAGAGTGAGTTACAACACCATCACTTGGTGGAATGGCAGACTGTTCTATCGCACGTGCTTCTAATGTTTCATTATCTTCTAACAAACATTCTATTAGCTCACCTTCAGATAGCAACTGTCTATTATATTCAGTAGAAACTTTTCTGTTAAATCTTCCTGTCCAGTTGTCATCAATATCAGGCATTATTAAAATAAGTCTTGCCTTTAAAACTGGTTGATCGTTCTTGCACTCTAAAGTATCGTATGACAAAATCATTTCGTCAAAGAAACTCACATCCTTTACATACTCTGCAATATCAAACAAATCTAAGTTGTTTTCTGCACCACTTTGATCCACCGCTTTGTATACAACAGCCTTACCTTTAGCTTTTAAATCGTTTATACTTTTTGGTGTTATTACTTCAGATGGACCAGGTTTGTAAATGCCTTCTGATACAACTAGATTTATACCTTTAAACCTATCAGTATTAGTTTGCACCTTTTTCAATATAAGACTGTGTAAGTATAGGTTTCTAGCAAGCTCTCTTTTCACAGACAGTGATTTTATGAACTTAAGGTTTGTTGCATCTTCTGATCCCAAAAACTTTGCTATGGTAATATTGTCCGACAACTTAGTTTTTATAGTGATATCATCTTGCTTCAGAGGATTGTACTTATCTTCAGGAACAATACTTACTACATTGTTTTTGGGTATATATGTTGCAGCAAGTCTAGGCGAGTAAATACTTACAGGCTTATTACCTAAGATAGGAGTAGACTCTTGCTTTACTGTTCTACCAATCCGTTTAGGGGTTGGATTATTATATTCAGAACAAATAAGATTTTCTTTAAGTAGTTGGCCCATAAACTGAGTGTTGCCTAAGTTAGCAGCATCTCGTAGCTTTGATCTAGCCTTGGCAGTAGTCATATCTCCTGTAGAAATACCGCCATAATCTTTTGACTTGTCGATAAAGTTCTTTAAGTAGTCGCCCTTGTCAATGATCACCTTACGAATACCACCTGCTGCCTTAAGCAAGTATGTAAGAACATTTGTCGAAGTTGGCGTAGTGATAGTAGGAGTCGCAGTATTAGTAATACTACCTGCAGTTCCTGTAGCTGCTTCTCCATAGTCTTGAGACTGAGTTACTGTTGAAGTAGTCGCAGTTCCATCTAGGTCTCCATGGAATGTCGGGGCAGTGATACCTTTATCAAACACAGCGCCGTTACCCACAAAGTCAACAGCAGTGCCACCTATGACTCCACTACCACCTTGTACAGTCATATTTTGTGCTGAAGCAGTCACGTTATCTGAAGCAATATTAATATAGTCCTGTGAGGTGATGTTCATTTCACCACTAGAGAATAAACCAACATTACCATTAACGTTATAATCAAGATTACCTTTGACATTGTGTTGATGTCCACCCAAGAACACATCAGTAACTAAACCAGTTGAGTAGGTTGTTATTGGACCTGTAACAGAAGTCTGTAATCCGTTGCCAACATTCTTTTCTTCTGATCCCTTTACAGTCTCTACTTTATTACCATTCACTGTAACATTGTAATCTAAACAATCAACATTAAACTCTCCTACAACCTTTATGTTTAGGTTGCCTTTATATACTAGTTGTGCATCGCCTTCAACAATAACATCATTAGTACCGCCGATTATCTCAACCTTACGCTTCTTAGAACTAATGATGATACTACCATCAGGAGATAGTTCTATACCGCTACCCTCAAAGTGCTTGATAAGGATGCGTTCATTTCCATCAGTATCATCAACTTCCCACACATGACCCTTCTCAGATTTAGATACTTGGTTTTTGCCATAGTCTGATGAGATCTTATCGCCTGAGGATATTTCCATCCCATCGTATTGTGCAAAAAACTCTAGATCGTTTCTAGCAACGCCTCTTGCTTCTTTTGCAATATTACTTGAAAAGAAATATCCTGTCTCAGGATACTTACCTGTAGGATCTTCAGGAAGATTTGAAACCTTATCAGACGCTCTACGATCAATAGCTTCTTGCGTAAGTGATGATAGATTATTTGGGTATACAATAGCCATACTAGTTTCCTAAACCATCTATTATTTGTTTTTGCGTTAAAGGTTCTGACTTTCTTGGATCATAGCCCTTTATATTTTCTTTTCCAAACCAAATCCTTGCAGCATTTTGCACATCCCACCATGGGGATTCTGTTGTACTTAGAATATCATATAATCCTAGTGTCTGTATGCCCGGTTTTACATTGTAAATAGCTTCCATAAGTTTTTTTACTGTTTTTATTTGTGATGAGTTTACTTTCCATTCAAGTTCTTCAAGAGCAATCAATATAGTTCTTTCAGAATGATCTGGGAGTTCGCCATAATACATCCCCGTACCTTTTATATCTAACGGTCTACCTCTATATGTAACACCTGCCTGATCTATGAAAAAATGAGGTTCAAATCCTTGATTGTGATCACTAACAAATACTTGATGATACCCTTCAATAGTACCCTTTCCGTCAGAAGCAGATACATTCCATGCTTCCCAAACCATTTGTGTAACATCTCTTTTTAGATTTGCGACTTCAGTTTCAACTTCTGATATGTCTTCAATAGAATCAAATATTTTTGTATTAATGTCTGTTGTACTTTCTCTCCAAACATTAATATAATCATCAGTTCTTTTTGTGGGTATGTCTACGCTAACTGCAGTTGGTTCTAATGCTTTAGACGCTCTGTTATCTATTTTAAGTATGACTTCCCGTAACTCTGCGTCTGGTTTGTCTGAATACTTTTTCAATATAGAAACAGCTTTATCTATATTACCCTTTTGTCTAAGCTCGACAATATCCTTTATATCATTAGATGGAATGGTTAATAAAACATCTCCCTTTTTAGCCACAGATCCTAAGAGATTTTCTGTTGACTGAAAAGTATTTTCAACAAGATTTTCAACCAAACCAGAAAATCCAGAAAAAGAGTTTTTTATTAATTTATCTAAAGACGATACTTGACTTAGAACTGTGCTTGATGCCAATGAAGATAATCCTTTAGTTGTATTTAAAACATCTCCTAGTACATTGTCAAGTATATTATCTCTTGCAAGTTCTGTCACAACATTACTACCAACAATATTTGTTATTTCGTCTGAGCTTGCTGTAGTAGTTGACTTAACAACCTCTGCCAAAGCTTCAGGAAATGGGGCAGAGATTGCAACATCTAAAAATCCGTTTGCCGAAAGTCTACTATCACCTGTAATGGTAGATAAATCTGTAGCATCAGACCCAACCTTTTTCACCAGTTCGTCTTT